ACCAACAGCCTACGTCATCGAAGCCGGTATGCAAAAAGCATATGTGCTAATCCTCCACAGAATCATCAAGAATAGCATCAAGAATAAATTTGTTCTTGCAGAAGCAGACCGTATACTTGCAGAATCAAACACTGCCTACGACCGTGCTAAAGCCAAAGCAATGGAGATGTAGAGTCTACCATACTTCCTAAATTTTGTCAAGTAAAAAAAATTATTTGACAAGATTTTTCAGGAATGGTATTTACCATTCCTTTAGTAAGATAGCAAAAAAATATCCCCCTTTCGGGGGATGAATCTATTCTGTAAACAAGTCCTTCAGTTTGTCCGTTTTCATCTTACACAAGGTAAGTGAAACGATACTTGTGATTACTGCGGATACTGTAGTCCAAGTTTCCTCATTCTTATCAGTATCAAAGCAATAGATGCTGTTCCCGCCAAAGTTAGGACTATTGAATCCTTCGCTGTTGAAACTTTGCGTCATCACCATTGATACACCAGTCATAAAGTCCCGAAGCATACCAGTACCAGAACTAGCGTGAACAAAGGTAATATGGTTGCAGTCTGGGTTTTGCTTCTTAAGATAGTTCTCAAAGTACCATTGCTTCCGATACCACTTTCCTACGTTAGCATCACATCCCTTTTCACTTGCAAGACGTGTGATGAATGCTACTGGCTTACCTTGGTAGTAAAACACCGCTTCACCAGCACGGGAAAGAGTAAAGCATCCAACACCTCCGGGAATCATATCATCCTTCAGTAAACGCTCTACTACAAAATCAATTTCAGTAGCATTGAAAAAGTTACCAAGATATGTCGTTACGTCAAACAAATTGTTCATCTGCACTAGGCTTGATTCTGAAGCCGCTCCACCGTGACCAACATTCAAACATGCACTTGCCATTACTGTTCTCCGACCTTGTGATGATATATTGTACTGTATATATTTATGCCTGTCAAGAAAAATAATTTGTTGACAAATTTTTATAGGAATGGTAAATACCATTCCTATAAACACTTTGCATAAAAAAATAAATAATAAAGCCCTTGACAAATGTCAAGGGCTGTGTACAGACTACTCTTGGTAGTAGTCTGTATATTGGTCTGTATCCCATTGTTCTAGGGCAGATTCAGTTGCATCCTGAAGCAACTCTGAAAGTGACATTGTAGGATTCTGTTTTACCAGATCCTTCAACTCACTGACAACGTATCCTTTGAAGGCTGGATCGCCTTCAACGTTGTCGCTTACGAATTGTGAGATTGTAGTGTTTTCCATACCAATATTATATCATATTGTATATACCTGTCAATATATTTTATAAAAGATATATGAACAATGTAGATCCAGAATTGTACCCTGTTGATTATGGTAATATGATCTCTGACGTATGGTTATATGTTAATCCATTAACTGGTAAGCATGCAAAAACAACTAACAGTGGGCATTTAGCTGTTTTTATAAATGAAAAGATCGGACGTAGTTTTGAAACAGTGTCTACAGCATTGTCTGGAATGATAGGATATAGAGCCAGTTGGGATGAAATGATTGATATAGCGAGCAAGCAGACAGGTGGATCCTATGAACTCTTTACTAATCATTATAACTAACGTATTATTTGTATGTATCAGTATGTGGACAATTGTTTTCTTGTATATGGGTTGGAAGAATGGCAAAGATAATAAATAAGACGGATCACGTTATAGCACTAATGATAGATGGTAAATGGGAAACTATTATGCCCTATGGTCTATCCTGTAAGTTAAAAGCCACTAAGTCAGATCCTATAGTAAAAGATGGTATACAGTTTAATCCTATACGTTATGATAGTGTTATAGAACTACCTACTAGACAACTCGGCACTATAGTCATTGTTGAGAGAGAAGTAGCCTTGTTCATATGGAAGACTAAGTATAGAGAAGATGTCTGTTATTTAGACCATCCTATAGTTAGAGATGATAAGTATACTAGTCTTGCTGCTTTGAGCTTAGTATGTATGAGTGAAGCACTTGTTCGTTATTGTTTATAAGACTACTCTCTCCTTTACTATATAGCTGGAGGGGGGGGTATGTTAGAATAATCGTTGGGTTCCCGCTCCCCCCGTCAAAAAAAAGGCCATATGCGAACAAATCGTGGGCTATATTTTGGGGAACATAGGGGGGGGGTGGTAAGAAAAAACAGTTTTCCCCCATATATAACCATCCTTTTTGCCCGGGTATATATATAAATTTTTGTAGGAATATTCTTGCCCCTTATTTTTGGTAGAGTATGGGGGGGGGGTGGTAAAAGAAATCCCTTTGCCCAAAATATTAGACATCCTTTTTGCCAGGGTGTATATATTTAATTTTCTCCCCTGTTATAATCTCTCAAACTTATACCAAACATTATATTATGTGTTTGGTATTTTTTATTTTAATTTTCTTTATTTGGTATATATTTTGAGAGAAGTTCTTGGATACATTCTAGCTATTATATTTCTTTTGTTATAAATCTCTGTTTATATTTTTATTTATTGTTAGCTAGAAATATCCAAGAGTATGGGGGGGTGGTTAAGTTTTTCTGTTTTCCTAAAATTGTAACCATCCTTTTTTGCTGGCGGATTGTAATTATAATTTTTGATTTTTGACGTATTATTAATTATTATGGCAACAACAGCATTATCTTGGGAAGAGATTGTAGAAAGAGGGAAGCAGCATAATAAGACTGTGATTTGTGAAGTTGAAAAGAAAGGTTTTGCTAGGTATTTTAAAATAAAGTGCAATTTTTGTGAAAATGTATTTAAAAATAAATTTAGTAGATTTGATGCATGTACAAATTGTGCTCGTAATTGCAATGGATATAACAAAGAAGAGTTTGTTATAAAAGCTCAAAAAGTACATGGAAATAAATTTGAATATAATGCAGTTGAATATATTAATAATGGTACTAAAGTAAAAATTTTATGTAATACTTGTAATAATATTTTTCAACAAATACCTCGTAATCATTTAAGAGGGGATGGCTGTCTTATTTGTGCTCGTAAAAAATTCTCTATAGACAGAAGAAAAAGTATTTTAGATTTTGTGAATAAGTCAAAAGAATTAAATGGAGAAAAATATGATTACAGTTTAGTTGAATATATTAATTCTCATACAGAAGTAAAAATATTATGTAACAAGTGTGATAATATTTTCAAACAAATGCCTGCCAGTCATTTAAGAGGTTCGGGTTGTAACATTTGTGCTGGTAATCAAAAGTCTAATAAAGAAGAATTTGTTCTAAAAGCACAAAAAATACATTGTGATAAATATAATTATGATTTGGTAGAATATGTTAATACAGTTACAAAAGTAAAAATAAAATGTAACAAATGCAATACTATATTTAATCAAAGACCTGCCAATCATTTACGCTTTAATGGGTGTCCTAAATGCAATGAATCAAAGGGTGAAAATAAAGTAGCTAAATATTTGTCAGAAAAAAACATTAAATATACAAGAAATAAAATTTTTAAAACACTCAAAAACAAATCATATTTAAAACCTGATTTTTATTTAGATATTTTAAATTTATTAATTGAATATGATGGAGAATATCATTACTTAGCTAAAAGAGGTTCAACCCCAGAAATTAAACAAAAAAACTTAGAAATTTGTCAACACAGAGACAAGATAAAAAATGAATGGGCAAAAGCAAACAATATTCCTTTGCTTCGTATACCTTATTGGGATTTTGACAGGATTGAAGAATTGATTGATGCTTTTATTATTAAACATACTAAAAAAGAAATAAAGCAATTAGTTATGGATATATAAAAAAGAGGAGCTTTGCTCCTCTTTTTTATTTAGTCTCTTGGATCCCAGAATGGATTTTTTCTTTTATATTTTTCTTCAGAGATTGAAACGCCCATATTGTTTGAGAATCCATCAATCATTCTTCCTATGAGTGATTTCCATTGTGATGAATATGATTCTTTGCTTGCGCTCCCACCTTTTTCTTTATAAGTTTCGAATGCTTTTTCGATGCCTTGTTCAGACATTGCTTCTTGGAGTTCTTCATTTGAATGTTTGGTTTTCATTTTTTCCTCTTCGGCTAATTTTATCATAACTTTAGTAATAGTATTAGCTCTAGAGTGCATATTTAAGATATCTAGTTTGTTTGCAATTTCATTTAGGGATGAAATGATTGTTCTTTTATTCACTTTTTTATTTACATTAATCTTAGTTTTTCATATTCTTATAATTGTTGAAAAGATTTCCAATTTCACGCATTTCTTCACCAGCAATCATAACTCCGTATTTCTTTAAACTTTTATTCATTTCTTTGATTGCTTCTTGCATACCATCTTTCATAAACACATCAAGAATTGAAAGCACGAAAGATTGTAATTCTCCTCCGCTAAAGTCTTTTCTAGCATTTTCGTCATCTTCAAGTAATGACATAATCATTTTTGAAATTGATTTTACAACGTTTCTACCTTTGTTTTCATCCTTTTCATTCTTGCTTTCGAAATCGCCTTTAAAGTCACTTGGAGCTTGAGCAATCTTATTCATAATATTTGTGATAGCACTTGATTCTTGATAGAGTCCATCATTGTCGAGTGTATTAGCGATATCATTTAATGATGCGATAATTTGTCTTTTATTCATTTTTTCCCTTTTTGTCAGTGATTGGTCCGCCTGTCACCCAAGCATCACAAGTTCTTTTTGCTGCACATTTGAATTTTAAGAATTTGCAATAACCAAGTTTTCCAGCATTGATAGTTTCAGTAGCATCTTCTCCGATACCACTTTCTATACAATCTAAAGTTTTGCTTGTAATATCAAAAGCTGCACAATTTCCGCAAAGCATATTTTTTACTTCTGAAAGATCATCTACTTTCCACATCTTCATTTTTTTAAGCCAGAATTTATCATTTGGCTGAGAAGGGTCTGCTGGGCCATATCCATACTCGTTTATCGCTTTTTGCCTATTTTTTAGGTTCAATTTGATGTCTTGAGTTGCATCAGGACAATCTTTTTCTTTTTCTGCT